GGTGTCGCCACTGAACACATCGACAATCACGGGATTGCCGGCCTTCTCAATGTCCCCGCCAGTCGGCTCGCGAAAGGTTAGCTCGTTGACTTCCTCGCCATTAGCCTGGATCGTCTTACGCAAAGTAACCTTGAGCGGGCCGTCGGCGGCTCCGTTCGCCTTCTTCTTCTCGGTTCCTTCCTCAATATCCTCTTCTTCAGCCACGCGGACCTCCTGTTGCAAGCGCCATTAGTGAGAGCGCCCCAAGACCCACTGCCTGGCTTGAAGCGCTCCCTCCCCATGACCGGGTGATGTGTTGGCCATGGAGATCGAAAAGGCTAGGTGGTAGCGGCGACCAGCTCTTCGCAGGTCGTCCCTTCGAAGCGCACCCGGAACTGGCCTTCTCGGGTGTTGATTTCAATAGCCGATCTGCACCAGGCTTCCTTCAGCACATAGACGCTGTTGTTGGCCAGCTCGGCGGTAATCGTGACGTTGACCATAGACTCAAGATTTTCCGTGGACATACCGACAACATCGGTAAGGTCGCCTTCGATATACGGCACGCGGGGCAGCTCGGAATATCCATGGACGTAGTCCTGCCCGGCGATACCGGCGCGCTCTAATGCCGAGGGCGAGACGGTGAAGTTGCCTCGCAATGGCAGCATCGCGCCATTCACCTTGAAGTAAGCGATACCTGCGACTCGTTGACCCATATAGGCCTCCTATAACTGCGGGATGGGAAAGGGGCGGAAGCCGCCCCCGTTAAGCTGCGAGGCCAGGACCGGTTGTGATGCCCGCAGTGATTTCAAGATCGTTGCCGCGGTTATACTGGAGCCGGAACTGCACCAGGACCGCAAACACGCGCAGCTGATTGACCAAGTCTGGCGGATAGAGCACGTTCACCCGGTTAGGATCGTTGGGATCGCGCTCGACGATGAGATGGTTCTTGAAGTTAGCCACGTCCTCTACAAGGCCGTTGAACTCATCAACCCGGTATTGGGCCACAAGCTCGGCCCGGATCGAGTTAGGAGTGACAATGGCCTGCCCGACACCGAAGCGGGTCCCGTCATTAGCAAGCTTGTGGCGCGGGAATTTGCTGGTGATAACCTGCCGCTGGTTACGGATCAGGCGCGCCAGGGTCGCCATCGTAGTGACGAGCTCGTAGGCGTCGTCACTCTGCGAGTACTGGTTCAGCTGGTAAGTTGTAGTTTCCCGCAGGATGACCGGGAAGTTTTCGCTGCCTACCTTCTGCGTCGCCAGGCCGACACCGCTCATCGAATTCAGTTCCATAAGGTTGAAGCGGAATTCGCCCGGAGCCGCGAAGCACTGGTTCAGCTGCAAGGTCTGCAACGGCCTAGCCGGATCGTTAGTCAAAGCCCGCGCGGCCTTGGCGGCATAGGCTGCCGCCCACTCATAGGTTGGCGAGGGAGCCTGCGGCTCGATAGCCAACACCGAGGTCAGCCCGCTATTCCGGGTCGCGCCCCAGATGATATGATCGGGATAGGCGTTCCTCTTAGCGCAGAACAGATGCCCGTACAGCTGCCGCATCCATCCCCAGCGTCCAGTATCGGCGAAGCCATATTCCGTTTCCCAGGCTAGGAGTGTCGTGCTGTCGGTATTCGCCAGGGCAACATATTCGAACTCGCGCTCGCCCAGGGCCACGATGGCGTCGTCATAGATCGGGACGCCAGCGCCACCGCCAAGCCAGCCGAGCCTAGTCGCATCTCCCGGCACGAGCGGATTGGAGAACGTAAGGACCAGGCCAACCGGAGTCTCCTCGCCGCCAATCTTTCCCCAGTAGTTAGCCGTCATGCTGATGTCGTTGCCGTTGATACCGGCTGTCTTGCAAGTTACGGTTACCGTGCCGGTGGCCGCGGTAGCCGTGACCGGCAGTGACGGGATGTCGTTGATCTCGGCCGCGATCTGCGCCGCGATCTCGTCCACCGTATCAGAGGCTCCGATCGTAATGGCGATCTTGTGGCCACCAATGTAAAGGCTAATGACTCCAGCCTCGAACGAAGGCGGC